GAGGAAGGCGTTGCGACCTAATGGCTAGGGTAACTACCAAAATAGTACGCAAGCCCCGCACACAGGCCGTGGTCAAGGATTACGAGGGTAGTTTAAGGGCTTTGGTAGGCAGGGCTGGGAATCTTGTGCGAAATACAGCCGTTCAATCTATAAACCAAGGGGCGGCATCTGGGGTGACTTATGAAAAGTACAACCCGCGCAGAACACATACAGCATCAGCCGCAGGGCAACCCCCTGCCACAGACACAGGCTTTCTAGTAAATAACATTGTTTTGGATATAGACACCAATGGGCTAGGGGCTAATGTAGAGAGCCGCGCTGATTATTCATCATTCTTAGAGTTTGGCACATCTAAAATGGCGGCTAGACCTTTCATGCAACCCGCGTTAGAAGAAAACAAGCCAAAGATTAATCGCTTGGCTAAACAAATGGTGAAGGCTAAATAATGGCACTGCATAGCTGGGAATTACAGAAAGCGGTATATGGCAAGCTAACAGCCGCCAGTATTACTGATTATGCTGGTGATGCAATTACTGGTGTATTTGATGATGTGCCAACAGATACAGCTTATCCCTATGTTGTTATTGGGGATGAGACAGCAACAAATATCTCAGCAAAAGATAAGGATTTCCACGAACATACGTTGACCATTCATATATGGTCGCAATATCGTGGAAACCGTGATATAAAAGAAATTATGGAACAGGTGTATGCAGCATTAAATGATGTGTCATATACTGTTTCGGGTGCTTCTGGGGTGAACTTGAAACATGAGTTTCAAACGACACTCACAGAGGGTGATGGTATAACACGGCATGGTGTCATGAGATTTCGTGCTGTTGTGTCAGATAGCTAAAGGAGACTAGACATGGCGGCACAAAAAGGTTCAGCCCTGTTAATGAAAATCGGTAATGCGGCAAGCCCAGAGGTTTTCACAACAATCGGTGGTATGCGTTCAACATCCTTAACCATGAATGATGAGATGGTTGACGTAACAAATAAAGACTCAAGCAATGCAAGAACTATCTTGGCGCAGGGTGGGGTGAACTCTATCAGTGTATCAGGTAGCGGCGTGTTTACTGATTCTGCCTCAGAGGCAACACTAAAAGGCAAATTCAACATAGCGGCATTAACGAATTATCAGTTCCTTGTGCCTGACTTTGGCACGTTCACAGGAGCTTTTATGCTGACAACCCTAGAATATGGCGGGGAGTACAATGGTGAAGTGACTTACAGCTTTACCTTTGAAAGCTCTGGCGCAATCACATTCGCTACGGTGTAACGAATGACTTGGGTTCAAGTAGAAATTGAAGTTGGTGGCAAGACCTTCAACGGACACATGATGTCTGATGAAGATGCCACCATCTTTAATATTCCCCCTGCCTCAGAATTAAAGGTGGATGGGAAATTCAAATGCGGTGGTCAAACATATACCGCCGCTAGTGTTCACGATATTGCCCAGAGGGGCGAGGAATTATTGGTAGAAGCCAAGGAGAAAGCGGATGTCAAATCCAAAGCGCGGGGAACTGGAGATAGTTCTGGGGGAGAAGACGTATAAAGGCAAGGTAACCTTAGATGTTGTCATGCGTATAGAGCGTCAAATGGGCAAAGGTATTGTGAAAATTGCTCAGTGTCTTTCTGAAGCGGATATAACGACTGAACAAATTATAGCCATTATAACTCCTGTGGTTAGAGGGGGCGGCAATGACATTAAAGAGGCAGACATCAAAAAAGATATTTGGGAAGCTGGCCTTGCAGATGGAATTAGGGTTTGTAGTGAAATTATTGCTCAAACACTAGGTGCTGGAGAAGATGAGGGAAACGAAGAACAGGCGGCAGCGTTGTTGTAGATGAGTTGCCTTGGGATGATTGGATGCAAGTGGGGCTTGGCAAGATGTCAATGTCACCAGATGTTTTTTGGGGTATGAGTTTTCCAGAGTTCTATGCCGCAATAGAAGGTTTTGCAGAGTTTCATTCAGGTGGTAAGCCGCCGCCGCTTACAAGAGATGGACTAGAGGAGTTGATGGAACTCTACCCAGACTAAATAAGGAAGGTACTCAATAAATGGCTGCAACAACAGTAGATACCTTACTGGTTCGCATTGAGGCTGATTTAAGTGGTCTGCGTAGGGATTTCCAAAAGGTTCAAACGCAAACCAACTCAGCATCTAAAAAAATGCAAAAAAGTTTGGGCGGGGTTGATAAGTCTGCTCAGTTCCTAAGTAAGTCATTTAAGAGCCTCGCATTAGCGGCGGGAGCTTTTTTTGGGGCTGGTGCTTTAGTTCGCTCAATAAGAACATTTGAAGATTTACAGGCTACATTAAAAGCTGTTACAGGCAGTTCTAAATTAGCTGCTCAGTCATTCAAATTGATAACCAAATTTACAGCTCAAACCACATTCCAATTAGATGAAGTTACTGGTGCATTTATCACCTTGGTAAATGCTGGCATAGCACCTACAGAAGACGCCCTAAAAGATATAGGAAACATTGCCGCTGCTAGAGGCAAAGACATAAGACAGGTTGCCCAAGCTATTTTCAATGCCACAACTGGCGAAATGGAGATGTTAAAGCAATTAGGTATTATTGCTAAAGTTGATGGAGAACAGTTAGCGGTAACATATAAAGGGGTCACAGAACAAATAGAGCGTTCTGGTGATTCTATTGTAAAATATATTAGAGACCTTTCACAAGCTGAGTTTCCTAATGCTATTGAGGAAAGAGCCAATACATTATCAGGTGCTATTTCTAATTTACAAGATTCAATAAGTCTATTTTTCCTAGAAGTTGGTGAGGCTGGGCTAAAGCAAGCTCTTACAGATTTAGTAAAATTTTTCATTGACGGCTCATCTGGGGCAACGTCTTTAGCTACGGTTCTTGGCAAAACATTGGGAGGGGCTGTTCGTGGACTAAATAAGGTATTAGCGTTTTTGGCTGATAACTTGAGGAATTTAACAATAGCGTTTAGTGTTTTTTTAGCGGTAAATTTTGTTGCTAGAGTAGCGGCTATCACAGGCAGTATAGTAGCGTTTGCTAAAGCAATAACTTTAGCAAGGATAGCGCAACAAGCTCTAAATAAGTCCATGCTAAAAAATCCATTTATTTTAGCGGCTACAGGAACCTTAATATTAGCAAATGAATTTAATAAATTAGACCCTATATTGAAAGCCATTGAAGATAAATTTGGTGATTTTTTTGACATCTCCAAAGAAGGCACTGAAGATATGGAGGACTTAAATGCCGCTATCGCTACGTTAGGAACTAGCAGTAAGGTAGCGGGAAAGGTTGTGGAAACAGATTTCACCAAAACAGTAGCAAATCTAAAAAAAGAAGCAAAATTAGCAAAAAGTGAATTGCAGGGATTAGATGCTGAATTTTTAAGTGCATTGGATGCCGCTGGTGGCCTTGGCAATATACAAGGCAACACCATATCTATGCCCAAAGATGAAAAAGAGGCAAAAACTCTCGGCGTTCCGTTAACTGGTCCCCAGATAACTCAAATTGAAAAACTTGTGAAGGCTAGGAAAAAAGCTACATCAGCCTTGCAAACGCATAATGAAGCTATGGAAGAAGGGCAAAACATAGCCAAAGGATTTATTCCAGAACAGGAAATACTCCAACAGCAGCTAGACAATGTAAGGCTTGCCATGAGAGGGGCGGCTGAAGACGATATACCTTTATATGAAAAAGCCATAAAAGATTTGCAGTTTCAAATTAAAATGACAAACCCTCAATTTGAGTCTTTATTCAATGCAGCCACACAAGCCGCAGATGGCATTTCAAACGCTCTTGCTGATGCTTTTGTAAACGGCAAGCTATCACTGCAAAGCCTTGGTGATGTTTTCAAGCAAGTTATAAAACAGATGATTGCGGACGCAATTAAGGCCATGATAATAAGAACCATAATGAAAGCAGTTACAGGATTTGCTGGAGGCGGCTCTGTTGGTTCTGGCTCTAGCTCTATGACGTTTACGTCTGCATCTGATAGCTTTGCTTCAGGAGGCAGAATACCAGCAAGGGCAACAGGTGGTCCTGTTCTTGTCGGAGAGCGTGGTCCTGAATTGTTTATCCCTCATAGCTCTGGGGTCATTAGAAACAATCATGACACCATGAACATGATGGGCGGCTCACCGCAACCAGTGGTTAACCAAACCATCAACATTGACGCGGGTGTTTCACAAACAGTCAGGGCAGAGGTAATGAGTATGATGCCAAGGATTAAATCTGAAACCATACAGGCAATGATTGACGGAAAGCGCAGGGGTAACTCAATTAGTAAGGCATTTGCATAATGGCGGCTCCATCCTATCCATTGACACTTCCGTCAGCCCCAGCCTTCAAAAAGGCTCGTTGGTCATTAAAGCGTGTAACAGCGGTGTCTGAATCACCATTTACAGGTCAGCAACAAGTATATGACTATGGCTATGCTCTGTGGACAGCCACGCTAACTCTGCCGCCTATGTTAAGGGCTGATGCGGCTAATTGGGAAGCGTTCATGATGAAGCTGCATGGCAGGGTTGGCACGTTTTTATTATATGACCCAGACGCTAAAGCCCCGCAAGGCGGTGTTACCACAAGCGCGACACTAGATGGAGCGGTTGCTATTGGGGATTACACAATAGACATTGATACCAATAACGCGAACATGACCAATGTTTTCAAAGCTGGTGATTACATACAGATTGGCAGCGCAGCGGCAGCAAAGCTATACATGATTGTTGATAACGCTAATTCAAATGGCGCGGGTGTAGCCACGGTAAATATTGAGCCGCCTATCAAGGTTGCGGCAAGTGATGGTGCAGCGGTTGATTACACAAGCGCGGTTGGTGTGTTTAGAATGGACAGCCCTGACCTTGGCTGGGATACAGATGAGGTTTCAAAGTTTGGTATAACATTTTCATGCACAGAGGCTTTGTGATGGAACAAATAACAATGTCAAACGTATTGTGGTTTATCGCCACATTATTAGTTGGTTTTTTTATAAGAACCATGTGGGAACGAATTAGTCTATTGAATAAACGAATAGATAACTGGTCAGCGGTGATGCCAGAGACCTATGTGCGGCGCGATGATTATCGTGATGACATAAGAGACATAAAGGATATGCTTGGCAAAATCTTTGACCGCTTGGAGATGAAGGCAGACAAATGAACAAGAACAGATTTATTTCGCAAATCCGATTCCATGAGGGCGTTGAGAGCAAGGTATATAAAGACCATCTGGGAATAGAGACTATCGGGGTGGGTAGGAACCTAAAAGACCGTGGCCTGTCAGAAGATGAGATTGATTACCTTTTGACTAATGATATTACCATTATTGAGAA